ATTGTGTAACAAGTTAAACTTCTTTTTTATAATACCACTATGAAGACCCTTCATATTGTGTAGCTGTTCGCTAAACGATTTGTATGTACCTAATAGTATTAGGAGGTCTATTTGTTCTTCTTTATTTAGTGTCATTCTTTTCTACGTCTTTACTTATTTCTATAGCTCTATCTAAAACATCCTTTCCTATAAAGTCTTCCACGTACTTGAGGTACGTGTCAGCCACACCTATCTTATCTTTCTTATAAGCCCTAGTGTAATCTGTATGGAACTTAATCATTGATAGTTTAATGTTTGTAATCTCATTATTAGTTCTCTCTATGGAGGCTAAAAATTCTGGGTGTTTCTTAAGGTCTCTTCTTAACCTTCTAGTTTTACTTGACATAATTCTTCCTTTTAATAAACATCATTTGACATACACAGATACTTTAACTTTACTATATCTGTAACTTTTATTTCTATATCGTTACTAGACTTGTGATTAATCCTCAACCTGTTAATGTACTTAGGATTATCGCTCATCTTCTTTGGGTCTAGCTCAGTTGACGTAGTTTCAATCTTAGCTTCATTCCACTTCTTTGAGGGTTTGTAAACTCCCTTAACATACCTCACAGTCCTCCACTGATAATGTATTATGACGTGGTATATTTCTTTTCTCATTGAGCTAATGACTTTATACTTAGCATCTTGCCTTTGCTTTGACTCAGCTTACCTTTAAGCATTGCGTTCTCTTTTCTCAACTTCTTTATTAGAACTTCTTTATCTTCATCGCTAAAGTCTATGTGTTGATGAGACCATCTGTTCCCATCTATCATAGCTCTAATAATATCTACCAAACTTTCAAACAGTTCTTTGTAGTGTGGTTGATGTATAAGTACAGACTCGTGCAACTTCATGTAGTGTATTATAGTTGCGTGATTTTTATGGAACATCTTACCTATTGTAGAGTATGATATTACTAGGTTTCTCCTGATAGCATTTGCTATAGCTGAGTTTGTCTCCACTAGCTTTCTCTTCCTAGTTCCTACCATAAACTCACTTATGTTTTGAGACTCGTAAGCCTCCATGAATACAGCCTTTATCGCTTCAAGCTCATCGCTTGGTATGGGTAGCTTATCAAAGTGCTCTGTTGTTTTAGTATATGCTGTCGATTCCATCTGTCTCTAGTTTGTTTGATAATTCGTATTCCTTTAGTTTGTTCAATGCTTCTTCATACTTAGAGTGTACGGATAGCATATCTGCCTGAGCCTCAATAGCTCTCTCCTTATATGCTTGCATACTAAAATGCACTCTCATAAAGGTAGCTCCTGCGTCAGTCATTAGTTTCAATCTACTCTTCCTGCTCGCTATTAGTTTGTGGTTGGGATTCTTGGACTCAAATTCTTTGAACTCCTTATCCATCTCTATAACCATATCCATGAAGTTATTAAATAACTGCATGCTCTGTCTTTCTTCTTCGTTAGGCTGTGCTTCCCTAACCAAGTTTAATGCTTTCTCTATTAGTTCCATATTACAATTCATCTGTTGAGTGCCACATGTCATCATCTATATCTTCCATTTCAATGAGTGGTAGTGTTTGCTCAGGTTGTTCTTCTAGTGGGTCGTAGTACATCATAGTCTTAGGATTGTAGGCTCTGAACCTGCATATATCTTTAGAGTATGCTAGTATTACTGGGCTGTCATCATTCGTTGGAGTACCAACTAACTTCTGAAACTTAATCTTTCTTACGTGTATCTGAGTCTTATCCCAGTCTTCTGAGTTCGGATTCCTGTGTATGGTAAGGAAGTTATCACTCCTATTAGCCCATACTCCCCCTCCCTCTGCGTCATACATTCCTGGCGGTCTGGTAGAACCATCATCAGAAACAAGCCTAGACTTGGCAGATATAGAGTGAGTAGATATAATAAAGTGCAAGTCATACTTAGCCTTGAACCTTCTTATAGCCGCCAAACTTTTATAGATAAAGTCATACATTATAGCCGTATCAGGTTTGCGTAAATCATTCCAAGGGTCTATAACACAACCATCAATCTGCTTCTCGTAGCATAATCTTTCAAACTCTCTAAGCAAGTCTGTAGTGGTAGGTGTCTCCTCAAACTCCAAGAAAAAGAAATGCTCAGTGATAAAGTCAACAGACTTATCAAGCCTACTCATACTCATCCTACCTAGGTTATCTTTGTCAGCAGTTCTACCACATAACATCTCAGCAAGTTCTATGATTATATCTCCAACAGGAGAGTTCTCAGGAGAATATACTGCCCACTTCCATCCGTACTTCTTACTCATAAGTAGCATTAGATAGAATAAGAACGTACTCTTACCTCTATTGGCTAGACCAGTAATGATAGTTAACTCCTTCTTCCTCATTGTGAAGTGAGGGTCAAGAGATGCAATACCAGTGCTAAGACCTTTAGTGTAACCTTCGTTATAAATTCCAGATATGTAGCTCTTTATATCCTTCTTAGTCTGTAGCTTTGCAGATACATACTTGTCGTTTTCTAAGCTCATATTGTTTATTTATTTGATAGGTTGCTACATCTAAGTTTTTGATTAAGTAAGTTGTAAACTTTTTCGGCTTGCTCTTCGCTGGCATATAACTCCTCTATCGGTTCTTTCATACCCGATAATCTTATCACTACTTTAGTGCCGTCTGTATGGAAGTATAGTATCCTTGTTATGTCGATAGTAACTCCCTTATTTATTTTTACAAAATTCATATCGTACTTTCATTCGGTTAAAAAAAGGAGGGGCGTTAACCCCTCCATCAAGTATAGGTATTAGAATGGCAGTCCATCATCTGCTGGTTCAGCAACTGCTTTCTTTTCAGTAGGCTTCCAAGTATCTACCTCAACGTAGTGAGTCTTACCATACTCATCAGCTCCACCTTTCTTCTTTGCAACTTTTAGTTTGATGTACTTCTCTCCGTTGTACTCATAGATGTGTTGCTTAGCATCTCCATTTAACTTAGATAGGTTCACTGAGAACTCTACTAAATCTCCATCGAACTTTTCAGTTCCGTTTCCAATGTAAATCTTTTCTTTACTCATGGCTTAATAAAATAATTGTTTAAAAGTTTTCATTCCCATCTGGTTGTCAATTAAGTCTGCGATATACATAGCTTGCTCTACTGAGAATAGCTTTGGACTGTTCACATACTTTCTTAGAGTTGGGTAGGACATGGGAATATCGTTCCTCTCCATCCCTAAGTGGATACCTCTCATCGAGATTTCGTTTTCTTGTAATATGTTTTTTAAATTGTTCACAATAATGTTTCTTTAATTAAGTGTTCCTCTACAGGATATTCGTTATCTATAAAGAACCTTCTGTAAGTCTCTAGTAAATACTTATATTCCTCTCTACCTCTATTCATAAAATCATCACTCGCATAGAATATAGACACGTTGTATGGCATCTCCTTTTCCTGAGTTATGAATATAAACTCATCACAGTCAAAGCCATCAGAGTAGAATGCTGACTGCCTATCATAACCATACTTCTTGCAAGAGTTTGAGAAGCCATAGTAACTTCCATCTCCTGTAGTCTTCAAGTCTATGAGTGTTCTACCATTACGATAGTCTGCCTTACCCTTGCAGTAGACCCCAGTGTCATCATCTTGCCAAGCGTTAGCTATCTCCCTCTCTCCTTCCGACACTAACAAATCTCTTACCTCTCCATGAGAGAATAGTATATCCTGCATACGCATTATCCTATCATACTCCTTCTGTAGTATTATGGTAGGTGCGTCAGGATTGTTAGATTTAAACTCCTTATACCCTTTGGTAGTCCTTGTAGCTGAGTCGAACACCTTAACCTTATCGTTAAACTCGTTAGGCTCTAGCATAGCTACGTGGTAGGCTCTACCAAATATCATAGGCATAGTCTCTGTCCTCAGGTGAGGATTATCTCTCATCATTTTGTAGGTTCTAACATCCTTCTTTATTAACCCTAACTGCGAGTTCGTTACAAACTCGTAGTCAGAGTAATAGAAAGAGTCATCCTCAAGTTTAGAGATTAACTTATGCAAGGACATTTAAGCTCTCTTTAAGTTTCTTAGATTGAGATGCAGTCAGCACATAGCCATTCATCTTCTGCCTAACAACCTCGCCTTTACCATCTTCGATAGCCTTAATCATAGCATCCATCTTTTCTTTAGATAGCTTAGGCTTAGACGTAGCTTTAGCTTTAGGTTGGTTACCCTTAACCGCCATGTTACCATCATCATCCTCTCCAGTAATTACACCAACAAAGGATGCTAATGCGTATCTCCTTGCGTATGATATTGCAGAACCTACACCATGTGCATCTTCCTTTGAAGGGATGTAACATGTAGATGATACCCACTCGCCACTTGAATGCGATAGTACAGTAGTAACACCTCCAACCTCTGTAGGCATTTGAATTATAGCTAACTCGTTCTCTGCTAATAGCTTACGTACTGAGTCCCATACTGAACCTAAGTCAGCATAGCTTGATTTGAAGAAAGGGTTCTTTGAGTTTTCTTTAGCAGGTCTTAGTTGAGCCTGCACTTTTGATAGGGCAAGGGATAGCTTGCCGATTGATTCGGATTTTTCCATGTTGCTTTCTTTAATTTAATTTAAGTTTCTGTTTACAAATATAAAAAATATTTCTAATCCAGCCAAAGGGTTTTAGAAATAATATCACTAATGTCCTTGAGGTTTTTACACTTCATATAATCTTCCTGCTCCTCAAAGTAGGATATTAAATATTCTAGTGTTATCTCAACGTCTTCTTTTTCTTCTTTGTTTAGTGTTATGTTTTCGTGTCCTACAAGTTCCTCTATCTCCATGAGGTCTTTATACATTTCTTCTTCTGTTGTCTTTTTACTTACTGCCATCTAGTTTATTTATAGTGTATGGTAATGTTATGTATCTCCCACCACTGCTGTTTGAGTTCTTAGGGCAACCCTTCCCAGTGATTAAAGAATACGTATCGTCTAAAGATATAGAAATTTCCTCATCTTTATATGCTACATCATCATCAATAATGCTTAGTTCACTTTCTGGGGCAGAGTAAAGATACTTATCTCCTAAGAATACACTATACATATTCTCCCTGTAGCTACCTTTGTTTGTTCTTTTTTCTTCTAATCTTAGCTTCATCGTAGTTACTTTTTATTATTAATAGTATTGCTATTGCAACTATTGTTAGTTCCATTTTGTTTTGATTTACTCAGTTCCTTCTCTAGTTCTTTTACTCTTTTTTCTAAGGCTTCAATCCTCAGCTCCTGAAATTCTTTAGTGCTCATTACTATATATCTTTAGTGTTTTGTTTAACATTGTTTCTATCTCGTCATACTTATCGTTGAAGTATTCTTGAGCCTCGTCGTGGTACTCTCCATCATTCCATATATCTTCTATATTGAAACTTTGTTCTACCATCATGTGTGCTATATCAGAGATAAACTCCATATAGTCTGAATTGTTTACGTGTATTTTAGTCATCTTAATCTTAGTTAACATTTAGTGTTAATTGTTATTGTAACTCTACTGTTGTGTATACGTTAAATATTTCATAGTAATCCCCTACGTGAGAGTGTATCTCGTTATCTTCTCCTACGCAGACCATCATCCTACCATCTCCATTGTCCTCAACGCAATCGTAAGGTTTATCTATAATGAAGGAATCTACTGCACTTACATCGTCATAATTAGGATACCACTTAAGGTGGCAACCTTCATATACTATATACTCTACATCACAATGTGTGTGTTCTTTTTTACTGAAGGCGTCTTTAAGGCTATGCTCATTCATAATAGCATCTAACTCTGCTTCGTCTTTCTTTGGTACTGCTATGTACACTTCGCTTCTGTATCCCATAATTTCTAGTTTTTTTTAACGTGTTCTTTAATTTTCTTTTATTGCTTGTTGTGTTTCTTGGATAATCTCTACGTGCTTCTCGTTATCGGGATTGAACTTCCCCTTCTTGTATATAGTATACTGATATTCCTCATCAGCCATCCTATCCCTCATCTCCCTCTCTACGTTTACACCTTGCATGAAGGACTCTGCCATCTGCATAAATAAATCTTTAGTTTTTCCCATACTCTTAGTTATTTAGATTAAAGTTATTAACAATGATATTGTTTACTTGATTACTAGTATAATTATCTGTAGCTTTGAGCATATTCTACTACGCATTTATTAGTAGTACAAACTACAATCATATCTGCCACCACAAGCCCCACCTAAAAGGGGCGTAGTGGTAACAAGGTAATAGACACACAGTGAATTAGCGATAACTATATTCAAAATCTTTTCCTCTTTTTTTTTAATTATTATCCTTATTTATTTCTTCCCTTTCTTTTATTGCGTGTAACAATCTCCAATTCTCGTCGTTGGTTCCGTTATCTTTTATGTAGTCGATTAACTCCTGCACTTTATTGCAGTCATTAATCTCCTTATTCCAATCTACATTTAAGTTTAGTGGCATACGTATCATCTTAGATTGTAAGTAGCCTATCGTTAAGTACATTCCCATAGTCTTTATTTTAAGTATTTCTTTATAGTTAATTCCGTTCCAAGTCTAGCCCTCTCGTTTATCTCAGCGTTAGATATTTGTATTTCGTGCTCCTCTTTAGCAATGTCGTATACTATTAAGTATAGACTCCCATCAAATACCCTATGCTTTATATCGTACATAGTGAACCATAAACTAGCCATTGATAATTTCTCTTTCTTACTCATAACAATCTTTGCAATGTTGATAATCATGGTCGCTATCTGCAACCTCGTCTTCTGATACCCAAGCACCACACAAGGTGCAAGGGATTTCTTTTATGTCTTCGGGGTTCATCATATCTCTATCGTTTTGTTTCCACAAAGTTAGTAAATTATTTTCTAATACACAAGGACTTTTGTAATTATTTTAATCCTCTTAGTCTTCTGTACGTTACCCATACTATTGCCTGTACTTGGTAAGGTTTGAGATTGTATTTCTTTGCTACCTTTTGGTATGCTTTCTCGCTATCTCTGTATCGTTTCTCAGTTAGGGCAACCGAACCTCCTTCGTATACGTTGTTCGCTCCTTTGATGGCGTGCCTATCTATGGTTACCTCTTGACTATCTAGGTCGTATATATTGTAGAAAAAGGACTCAGTTTTATATCCCGTCTTACCTCTGAGGATTGCTCCCACATTAGCTTTTGTTGGTCTCTCTAGATTGAATATCTCTAGGGCTTTGCGTACATTGTTCTTATACGTTCCGTACTTACCCGACATAGCATCATCGTTTATAGCTAGGGCTATAAAGTTATGTGCGTCTACCTTGTTCCTATCCCAATTAGTTGCAGGACTCAAGGCTGATATTATACCCGCTACCTTGCAGGGACTATCTATCCCGAACATATCGCTTAAGTGGTGAGCGTAGGTATTTGCTTCTTTGTACCAATTACCTCCATCTATCTTTTCAGTATCCGAAGCCCCTTTGAATAGGGCTTCGATATGCTTTGCTTGTGTTTGGATTGTCTTAAACTTCATAACTTATAGTTTTAATGTTATTGTTACTCTTACGTCATTGTCTAGCTTGTACTCTAGGTGGAAACTTTTCAGATTACTATCGTTGTAGGTCATCTTTAGCTTTGTTACTCTCTCAATATCGCTTATTAATTTTGAACTTGCTTCGCCTATAAAATGTACACTTCTATCCTCCATAGTTACATAATCAAAATCATTGTCTTCAATCATTATCTTCATCCATGCAGTAGTGTTAATTGTCTCGAATGCTCTCATAGTTTTTTTGTTTTATGGTTAGTTGTTTAGTTTAAGAATAAGTCTGCTAAAAATTCTATTTGTGCTTTACATTTCTCTTTCTTTCCTTTCAGTCCAAAGTACTCTTTAAGGTCTTTCAATCTCCAGTTTTTATGTGGCTTCATGCCTAGGCAAAACAATCCTATATCTCTTTTACTTACTATCAAGTTGTAGACTCCCATATTACTATCTGTAGTGTTTATTTTTAGGCTCTTGTTTAAGTCTTCGATAAATCTTGTATCATATTGTATGTCAGCACAATACATCAAATCTTTTATAGTGAATAGCTCTGAGTCTACTTGCACTTTTCTGTCTAGTATATTCATAGTGTTTTACTGGTTTACTGGTTTACTGGTTAGCATATTTGTTGTTGGTTGGGTGTTTAAGCCCTCTCAGCCCTTATCTCTAGGCTTTGATATAGTTGTACATATTACTTGCAATCCTCTCGCATTTGGCTATCCTAGACCCTTTTGAGCTAGAGCGCATAACCCTGTCGTACTTACTAGGGCTGTCCAGATAAGTGCCTTCCGCTAATTTGCGCCCTTGCTTGTATATTTTAGCTAGTTTCTTAGCATTTTTCTTAGCGGTAGCCCATGCGTTTGATAGGCATTGCCCAAAGGTAAGGGTATTGAAATGTCCTTTGAATTGTTTCCATGCGCTTCGCATTACTCTGGCTCTGTCATATTTAACTTTCACGATATATAGGTTTTTCGATATGTAGTAGAGGACTATCCTCAAACTTTCAACACTACAAATGTCGTAAATATAATTGACACTAGCAAATATTTTTCTAACTATTTTCAATATAATGCAAAGTTTTTTTCCAAGGTGCGTAGCTGTTGTTTCAATGCGTGCATTGTATTTTCACTTTCCAATTTCCAATGCAATGTGAATTAAATTTAACCTAGCCTAAAAGTATTATTAGACGGGGCTAATTATAAGTTTAGGCAAATCGAAAAATAAATTTAGACTAGCCTAAAAATTTTAGGGTACCCCATTTGCAGGATTGGGTTTGGGGTTGAGGGCGGGGGTGGTGTTATATATATATAATCCCAATTCCCAACATTTCTCAATCCAAAAAAAATTACTACCTTAGCGGAAATAAAAATAATTTGCGATGATTAAGAAGTACAAAAAATACAAGAAGGGCGGTTCTTTGAAGATGGTCGACAAGGATGGCAAGAAGGTTCCTTTTTATGCTGCTGACGGCAAGGGTGGAAAAGACTTAGGTAAGGCTAAGCGTGGTGCTTACTTGAAGAAGAAAAATAAGTATAAGCATGGAGGTTCTATAGAGGGTGGTAAAAAGCTTTACTCTTACCATAATGACGGTCCTCATTTCGACAGTCCTGAAGAGTTAATGAGTTCTGATTATTGGGCTGATGCTACTAAGGAGGGTGCTAAGATGTTTGAGTACAAAGAGCTACCATCTGGAAAGATAGAACTAATTGGTGAGGTTCCTTTGATGGGTAGGCAAGAAGACAAGTCGTCTAATATTGTTAAGCCTGTAAGACCAAAAAACAAGTAATGCCTAAGGTTGTAAAGAAATCAAAGAAGGACCCAAGGTTGGCTAAGAATAACCTTGAGGGTTATAACAAGCCTAAGAGGACTCCTGACCACCCTACTAAGTCACACGTTGTGTTGGCTAAGGTTGGTGACCAGGTTAAACTTATTAGGTTTGGGGAGCAGGGTGCTAAGACTGCTGGCAAGCCAAAGAAGGGTGAGAGTGTTAAGATGAAGAAGAAGAGAGCTTCTTTCAAAGCTCGACATGCTAGAAATATAAAGAAAGGAAAAATGTCCGCAGCTTACTGGGCAGATAAAGTAAAGTGGTAATGGTAGAAGACAAACCAAAGACTGTTGTATCTACCTTCTTAGAGGAGGATATGTGCATCGTAGTTATTCAAGACCCCCATGGGGAGGTCTTAGACATCTCAACTGTAGATTATGAGAGAATCTTCTAAGGAGAAGGCTAAGCAGTTAGGAATAAATCCTGGAACGGCATCTAACAGGCTTAAGGTTCAGTTGATGTACCACATGGCTAAGCAGTTAGATTTACACTGGTGTTATCAGTGTGCTGCAGAGATAGAGTCTCATAAAGATTTAAGTATAGAACATAAGACCCCTTGGCTTCATTCGGAAGACCCTAGGGGTTTATTTTTTGATTTAGAGAATATAGCTTTCTCTCACAAGAGCTGTAACTATGGTGCAGCTAGAGCTAGGGAGGGTAAACCTTGCCCTTCGGTGACAGCCTATAGAAAAGGCTGCCGATGTGAGGGATGTAGAAAGGCTAAGTCTGATTACTCTAAAAAGCTTAGGGCTAAGAATTAAGGATTGCTTTCATACTCTCCACTTGTTGTCCCTAAGAAGGTATTCCAATCGTATTCTATTACTGTGGTTACATACCAGTATGTTGCCCCACTAAGGTCAGCAGAGTTCTGTATATGCAGACTAACTAAATCTCCTGAGTCGAAGTGTTTAGCGTTATCGAAGGCAAAGTGGAAAACGTGGTAATCATCAGTTGATGTCACAGCTAAAGTTTCAGTTTCTTCTTCTGTCCAGTTAGAAGCAGTAAAAGCATTTAAGTCTGGTGCTATAGTATTTATCCCTACAGTCATGTCACCACTACCTGTTATGCTCATTACCTTAACCGTTATAGATACTACCCTACCATCACAAGGTGCTACGATTGCAGCTTCCTCTTGATAGATTGTTGTCTGCTCGTTAATATCTTTAAATGGGAGGTAGTGTTTAGTTGTCCCTAAATCATCTAAAAAGTTTTGGAAGAACACTTCTCTTTGTTTTCCTACAATTATACCAGGGGTGGTTAAGTTACCTGAATTAGCAATATCTAGTGCTGTGACTGCGTTCTCTTGAGTTTTAACCTTTAAACCTCCATCGTCTGTACGAATGATGAAGTCATCATCCACAACACCACAAGCAACTGTATCTGCTGTATCATTATCTTCAAACACTAATAAAGAATCTGAGTCTGTACTAACAATCTTCATACCTACGTTAGCAGTACCACAGTTAACCGTCAAAGCATTAGCACCACTATTTACAACGACATCTCCATTTGATATAACACCACCTTCAGTGGTAAGTCTACCAGACTCGTTTAGGTTAGCTATTTCTGTGGTAGTGTTGACAAAGCTAAAAGCTTGCCCTGTTTCGTCATTGTCTACATCTAACTTGAACGTAATACTACCATCAGACTCAATATCTAAATCATTATTAGTACCACCATTTGTTATTCTAGCTGAGACACCTAAAGTACCAGTTAATGTTAAGTTAGTTGCGTTAGCACTTCCTGTAAATGTAGGAGAGGTAAACATCGTAGCTTTACTCTCGTTAGTTACATTTCCTAAACCTACATCTGTAGCTGTGGTGTTTGAATTTAAGAGTGTAGATATGCTTGTAAGTCCTGTTCCTCCATGAGCTACAGGTAGCGCACCTGTTACAGCGTTGTCATTTGAGACATCTAAAGCTCCAAAGGCAGCATCTCCAGAGGATGACCTTATTAGAACTTGCTCAGCAGAGGCACTACTAGATGCGGTTAAAGAGTTGAGGGCAGACTGCCTTCCTGTTGGTACAGCTTGATTAGAACCGTTACCCATAAATATGTTACCACTATTTAAGTTAGGTACATCGTTAGTTCTACCAATAGCAGAAACCTGAAGACCTTGACATATACTACCATTTGTTTTTAATACAATACCAATGTTTTGTATAAGAGATGACTCCCCTGTAGGTTTTGTTTTTGTAAGGTGTGGTGCAGAACCTGAAGTGTCTACATATAAAGTATCTCCCACAGCAAGACCTGTAAACCCAGATATGTTTGTATTATATACGCCTTGCGTAATAGCAAAGTTATCTTTAGTAGATGTAGTATTCATCTCTGCCTCAGCAAGACCTATACAAGGCATTTTAGCAGGGTCGTCAGCGTCACATATTCCAACCTTTAATCTACCACTACCTCCTATTTCTATTTTAGAGTATAGCGGTGCTCCTGCAGGTATAGTAGCACCTTCATCGTTTCTTACCTGTAGGTGTATCTTTTCAGGGTGTCCCCATACAGCGTCACCATCTATAACAACAAGAACTTCACCATCTGTTCCTGTGTCAGAAGATAGGTTGACGTGATTTATAGTAGCAGTAGATTGTATATCGTTATCCCACCTATAGTGCTCTTCAGCTACGAAATTAGTTGCAGCATCGTGGTCAACAACAAAATCCATATTATTGTTATCATCATCGTATGTAATCGTTATACCAGTCTTTGTACCACCTGTCGCCACAAGTGGACCTGCAATATCTTGAACCTCTTCTGTAGTTAGTACAGCATCAGAAGCACTAAGCTCAACCTCTGCAACCTCGCTACTTTTATAGTATATTTTACCGTCACTCTTCACATATACCACCCCACCTCTGTTGGCGGATGGGGTTGCAGGTGCAGACTTCTCTGGAAACTGTACAGCGTCAGTCCTTACTATCCCGAAGAACGTAAATACAGATTGACCTAACCTACCCTTAGATAGGATGTCCATCACTCTTGTTCCGTAGTCTGTAACTACTTTTCCTATACCATTTTTAATAAAGCTCTTCATAATCGCTATTTATATCTTCAACACTTTCTAATACTCTATAAAATCTTTTCACTAGCATCTTACCTTTTCTGGTTAAGCACCACTTCTTTAGTTGGTGGAATCTAGCTACTTTATTCTCAAAAGTCATAACTAGCCCAGCATCTCTCAAGTTGTATATGTGATACCTTCTAGATTTATCTGCAAATCCTAAATCTTCTAGGTCAGCCATAGTAAAGTAACTTTCGTCATAGAACCTAAAGAGGAGTTCGAGTTGCATTCTACTTATATCGTATTTCTCGCAGAACTCTTTAGTTAAGAGGAAGTACCCTTTTAGATAGTTACTTTTTTCTCCCTTAGATATACCAAGCTTATTGTTAGTATACTTCTTAGATTCTTTCTTTATTTTACCGCTTAAGAACATAGAAGCAAATATACGATTTTTATTTTTGTTATAATTATTTTATAATTACCTTTGTATCAGCCTTTCCTCACATGGTGAGTTTCGGTTTAATATAAACTTTTATTTTTTTTTATTATGGCTTATTCAAATTTAAACAATACACAGAACTACCAGTTAGCAAGTTTTGGACAGAATGGTTTTGACTATTTGAAGACAGGTAATCTAAGTGTTACTGGTAATCACTGGAACGCAATACAAGTATTAGAGACTGCTAGTATAACAGCGTTAACATCTGTTTCTGGGGACTCTATTTCTTCAGCTCAAACGGTAAGTGCTGGTACGGTTATATACGGATTATTTACTACAGTTACTATAGCTTCAGGGGTAGTATTAGCATATAAAGCCTAGTTGTTATGTTAGGCTTAGGTAACTCATTAGTAAGAGCTTACTATAATTTTTTTAGCTCTACTCAATCTTTAGAGTTAGATGGTAGTAATGACCATCTAAACATAGGTGATAACCTAGACTTTGGTACAGGTGACTTTTCTATATCTATGTTCATCAAACCCAAAAACTTAGATAGCACTTCGCAGTTTTTGTTTTCTAAATATGCAAACGATAATTATAGGATTGACTTATTGATAAGTGACGCAAACAAACTACAGTGCGTTATTGTTGGTAACGGTAACACGATAGCAAATATAGTTGGAGCTACATCTATCGCTACTTTTGAAGATAGCTGGGTTCACGTAGTATTAACCTGTGATAGAGACGGTGATACTAAGATATATTTAAACGGAGTTACTACTACGTATGGAGTTTCTGGTACTTCTGGGAGCTCTAGCCAAAATTTAGATAACACTGCTGAAGCTACTATAGGTATGCAAGCTACTGCTGAAGCTAATCATTTTGAAGGTATTGTAGACGAGGTGGGTATATGGCATGGTGTTGCTTTATCGTCAGCAGAAGTTTTAGCTTTATATAATAGTGGAGACCCTACGGAGTTAACAGCTCCTAAAGGAGATTACTCATCTCAATCAAGCCTTGTAGCTTGGTATAGAATGGGTGATGGTCTTTTTGATTTTGTAAACCCAAGTGGTTTTGTATCTAACGAGTTAGGTTTAGTAGCTAATCAGGTTGGAATATCCTTAGGTAGTGAGAAGTCGGTTGATTTCAATACTACTAATTGGGAAATAGGAACTGACAACTTTAATGGGCAAACACCTATTGGTGATGGCATTATAACGGTAGATGGTACGCAAACTAGTACTTCAAGTATAAGACCTAAATCTGGTGTTTGGGATAAAGCTGTAGTTGGTGAAGTTTACATAGTAGAGATAACATACACTCGAAGTGCTGGAACTGTTCAACTTAAAGCTACAGGTGATGAAAGTACTTTATCTGGGTTATCTTTTGATGCTTCAGGTACTAACGTAAAAGCTAAAGGAGCTATTAGAGCGAATAATACAGACTGGTCACTTGTATTTAGTGGTGCATTTGTTGGTAACGTAACTAGTCTTTCTTTGAAGAGGGTTGCCCCAAATCATAACGCAATAGTGGTAGGTAGTCCAAGCTCGTTCAGTGATGATTTTTCTGATAGTTTCAATTAAAAAAATAAATAAATAAGATGGCAAAAAGAGATTACAAAGCAGCAGACATAAAAAACTCTTACAAGACAAAAGTAAGAAGACAAACTTTAACTAAAGTAGCTGTTTCTGCAGACGAGAAGAGAGCAAGAGCTGAACTTCTTGACATGGTTGAAGAACTGTTTGAAGGTAGTGCTGGTACTATCACAGCAGAAAAGTTAAGAGCTTTTATGCACATTATGGTTAAGTCTGTGCAGAATAGTACGGATGATGAAGTTGAAGCAGAAAACTTAGGCTCTACTTGTACTGGTGATGACCTTCCAACTTCAGACCCTAGAGTTAGAGGTAGACTTTGGAATGACAGAGACACTGTTAAGGTATCTAGAGGGTAATGGAAATATTCAAGAACGACAACGTC